GTTTTACCGTATTTCAGGTTAAACTCAGTTTTGTCACCGAATTTATAAACACCAGCCTGACCTGCCGCTTGCCAGTCTTTAATGTCCGCTTTCTGTGTGCCTGCTTTTACTTTAAAGGAAGGCACACTCTCTGATGTACCGAGTTTTAAAGCGGCTTCATCAAGGTCATCTTGAACCATTCGACTTACCTCAGTAACTAGGTTCTCGTAGTTCTCACTTATTTTACCTGCGTTGTCTAGTATTTTAACTAGAGCCTCAGCTTCCTGTTTTGTTGCCTCTCTAATTTTATCCGCCTCTGCTCTAATTCTATCTCCTAGTGGTACTCTCTTTCCTTCTAGTGGTACTCCAATAGGCTCTACCACTACCTCTACAGGTACAGCTTCGGGTTCTGGTTTTAATTCAGGTTGTCCTGCATCAGTCCTTCTAATTAGTTCATCAGACTTGCCTTCTAACTCTTTAAGTATTCTAGTCTTCTCAACGCTAGTAGCCGACTCATACTGTTTCCATAGGTCATCTATTTCCTCAGATAACCGTTCTACCACAGCGTCATCCTTCGGAGCCTTGTCTAGGTTCTCCTCAATTCTATCAAACAACTCATCAGATACCTCATCTAGCTGTTCCACTAATTGGTCAACAGACTCTTCAACGTCATCCTCCTTAAAGAAGCCTTTTGATAACCCTAGAGATACTTCCGTTTTCTCTACCCTAATAGACTCATATTTATCATCTATTAAGTCAAGTATTCTAGACTTCTCAGACTCATTGTTTGCTAGTTTAGCGGACTCATACTGTTCCCACAGGTCACCTATTTCAACTTCAACTACCTGTCTAGTATCTGGTTTTAATGTCTCAGATAGGTCAACTAAGTTACTCTGCTCTACCACTTGGTTAGACTCTAAGGTACTAATTAACTCACCGAACCGAGAAGTTCTAGCAGGAGAATCTATTAAGTTAACTTTATCTACCTTTCCTACTCGGTACTTCTGAGTAATTATCTTTTTGATAAGTTCCCTTTCATTAGCATTCTTTATCCCGTTGCCTTCTAGGAGTTTGTATAGGTCATCTATAGACAGGTCGGTTAGGTCTTTTCTGTAAGCCTCATAAGCAAAACCTATCTTCTGAATTACTTCGTCTTCCAGAGCCTTGTTATCTCTTAGTTTAGCTCCGTCAAACTGCTTCCACAGCTTACTAATCTCTTCCTCTTTAGCTTTACGGATGGGGTCAACAGGGGAATCCTCTGGTTTTGGTTTTTTTGTTCGTTTTCTTTTAGGTAGAGCATCATCAGATATAGGCTTATCTGAGACTGCCGGTGGGTTTTTCCCCCTTTTAGCCTTGGGTACACTGTAGTCCTTAGCTTCACTCGTCTGCGTAGCTCGCTGTCTTCGGGTTTTAGCTGACTCAACTAAGTCATTCTGTACTACAGAGCGCACAGCTTCTACGGTGTCGCCAGTAGCTTCTAACTGTCTAACCGTTTCTTTTTGTTCTTTTCTAACTATAGTCTCAAGGTTATCCTTTTTAACTATATACTCCTCAAGCATTTCTTTTTGTCTGTTTAGCTCTACAGCCAAGTTTTCTGCCGCCTCTCTAGTAGCCTGCTCTGCATAGTCTAGGTTAGACTGCATTGCGTTATGGATGTTTGAGTTTGACGGTTCAGTTTGTCTTGTAAGCTTATCTAGCCAGCCTCGTGCCTCAAACTGTTTTATGTACGGAGGGGCTGGTAGTTTTTGTGGGACATTAGATGTGGTTAAAAGTTTCGGGTTATACACAACCAGAACTGGGTTATCCCCATTCTTTAGAAGACCAGCTTGAACGTCACGTTCTTTAAACCCTTCCAAGATAATTTGCTGAAATTCTCTTATCTGCTTCTCAGATGCAGGAGAACCCGCTACGTTATACACGCTGTCCCGTACAGAGTCCCATGCCTGTCTAAGCTTAACGTTTGTAGTGGACTGTCTGAAAGCATCATCAGCTACGTTTTTCCCAAAGATACTCACTGTTGTCTGATAGAACAGTTCATCTATGTCTTTAGGCATAGGAGCATCAAGGTCAAACAAACGAGTAACCCTTGAGGTATCTACTGTGTATCTAACCGGAACAGTGTCCACACTCTCAGGCCTAGGTGGACGGTTAATTTGAGGTAATGCTAGTGCTGCTTGGTCTGCTACATTTTCATTTTTAGTTAAATACACACCTAACCCATACTCAGACGGTGTAGCCCCTTTAAGGATGTCCATGTCTGGAATAGGCACACTAGAGGATGTACCATGATACCACAAAGTCATCTCTGAGTTTTGCTTTGCGAACTCAGTTGGGGGTAGCTTACCAATTAACCAGTCGTCCATTGAATTAGTAGCCTTTGCTGGGTTAAAACCAGCCCCAGCTAAGTCAGCGTACTGGTCTGCCTCAGACACTTTGAAGCCCATTTCAGGGACATCCTGCCCACTGTACACCTCATAGGTTCCCAAAGCTTCTTCTACGCTCTGTCTTCCTACAGGCTTGATGGTAGGTGCTGTCTCTTCTAATTGGTTTCGGACTACCTTTATCTCATCAACTTCTTGAATTAACTGTTCAACTACGACACGCTGAGAGGTTAAAGCTCTCTCAACACTAACCATGTCATTCCCCACAATTTTAGCTGTGGTAGAGAAGCTCTCTTGTGTACTAGGTAATTCATTCTCTAGAAGTCTTGTTGTGTAAGCAGACTCCGCCGGCTCTGCTGCGTGTCTTAGTGATGCCTCATTACGCTTTCTGTAGAGTTCCAGTAGTCTTTCAAGCTTGTCCTCACCTGGAGACACCGTGTACTGTTTACTTAGGTCATCTAGTTCTCGGCGTAGGTTAACTAGGACATCAACAGTAGGTAGCCCTTCTTTAATAAGAGCTTTACTGGTATTGTTTAGAACAATTTCTCTTACAGTACCATCCTCTAAGGTAACATAGGACGCTCTGGGGTAGTCAGGGTGCATAGTTGTTTGACCATCAAACAGCCTACCTTGTTGTCTAGCTAGTTCAGCTAACTCTCCCTCACTCAGGGTTCTTTTAAACTCTGGTTCTATAATGCCTTGTCGTCTAGCTAACTCAGTCCCCTCAACGTCACTAAGAGGCCTTCTTACTAGGTTCTCAGCAGATGGGGGTACTTCTACTTTTGGTGTAGTTACACCCTCAACCACGGTATCAGACACACGCCGACCAGAAGGGATGTCTTTAACTTTAACTACTTGACCATCCCCTACTTCTATTTTTGGTAGTTCTGGTTCTGGTGCTGCTGTGTTTAAGTCAGGCACTGCTGGTGCGTCTGGTGGTGTTTCAGGACGTAGTATAGGTCTGGTGTTTACTCTAACTACTACAGGGTCTCCGACAACAGGGTCAACGTTTGGGGTAGGGACTTCAATAGAGTTACCGGACACCACGCTGGTATGAGGTACAGCTTCATCTGCTCCTTTACGGACACCCGGTAAATCTATGTTTGGTACGGTAGCTTGAAGGTCGTCTAGCTGTCTTCCTAGACTGGTCACATCCCCAACTTTACCTGGAAGCTTCAACAGCCCACCTACTCCTAAGTCAGCTACACCCCCAGTAATTACCTCACCAACCATAGCGGGTATAGTCTGGAGAGCTATGTGGATGTTTTTACTAAAAGCCCCACTCTCAGACTGTCCGAATGTCTTAGCTATGTTCTCTGGTAAGTCCCAATAAGGGTTTCCGGTTCTATCCCCTGCTACTTTTCCTGCTGGTTCCTGTAAGGCTATGTACCGTTCTTCTGACCAACGGTTAGAAACACCCCAGTCACGCCCAGCTAATGCCCCAAGAGTTCTAGTCCGGTTATCCCATGACTTACTTTTATCTCCACCTAGAGCATCTGCTGTGTCGTAAACCAGACCCATTAAGATATTCTCAGGGAGGTTAAGCAGGTAGATAAGAGGGGACAACAGGGGGTTCTTACCTGCGTCTCCATAGTAACCCCTAGAGGGGTCAAACACAGACCCATACTGCTCTAGAGTTAGCTGACCTGTAGGAGTTTCAGCAACAGTATTATTTGTTAGTTGGTCTAGCCCTCCAGTATCTCTCCACTTCTGCCAGCCCTCTTGTTCCCAAGCCTCATTCTCTCTTCTTTTTTCAGGGGTGATGTCGGTGTTTAAAGGGCTAGAAATTATCCATCCAAGAACACCCTGAGCTAGACCGGGGATTTGGTCAAAGCCGGCACCTCCTATTCTGTTGCGTCTGTCTTGGTCTATTAGACTTCTAGAGTATTCGCCAACTTGCTGTAACCAGCCTAGTAACCCCGTAGCTGTGTTCTGTTCTCTCTTGGGGTCTAACTTGTCTTGAAGGTTTGTACCTATAATAGACCCTAGACCTGTACCAGCTAAGGCGTTGTCTATAGCCGACGTTTTAAATATTCTCTCTCCACCTCCGGGAGTTACCGAGAAGTCCTGTAAGCCCCCTCTATTCTGTCTTACTATGTGTTCATTAGCCTTTCTCAGGGCTTCTACACGAGACGTAACAGTGTTTCTACCCGTAACAGGGACATTGGCGAACTGGACTTGGGGAACTTGAATAGACTGTAGAGCCTCTACCATCTCCTCTGGTTGCGCCCGACGCTGTGTCTCAGCACTCTGTTGGTAGATAGGTTCTAGTGTCGGGGCTGTAAGAATATCCCCAAAGTTAGCGTCTGGTTGTCTCGGCTCCTCTACCTGAAACCCCCCATCAGAAGGGAACACAGAAGGAAGAGCCTGTTGCTCCTGTAGAGTTGGGGGTGCCTCCTGTAAACTTGGGGATACAGGTTGCTCCTGTGGAACTGAGGGTTCTGGTTGCTCCTGTAAACTTGGGGATACAGGTTGTTCTACTACAGGTGCTGCCGCTTCCTCCGGTACAGGAGGAGCAGTAGGCTGTTGTTGTTCTACTACAGGTGCAGTAGGTACAGGAAGAGCAGGTTCAGGGGAAGGATAGCCAGCATTACCGATGGTAGGAATGCGTCGTCTTCTAGCCTGCTCTACAAGACTTTCAGATGTGTTCGGTTTAAGAATATCACCCATAATGTACCACAAATGTTCCTTTCTGTTTCATAGCTTGACAAGTGGGGCAACCACCACGAGACTCTTTGTGTAAGGCTCTACCTGTGTTTTGTCTCATGAAGTGTCCATACTGCCTACCGGCAGCCTGCCCCAACTGGTTTAAATACTGACGTGCTGTCGTCCCGTTAAGCCCATCTGTTGTAGCTGCCCTCCGTTGGTTATTCATTTTTAGACCAGGGCTTCCTCTCCAGATAGAGAATAGGAGGTCTTCCATTGTCTTAATAGGTTTCCCTGCCTCTCTCTGCATAGCTAGTAGGTAAGGTCTTACTACTAACCTAACTTGTTGTCCTAGAGATAGTTTTCCTATCTGTTCAGTGGTCATGTTAGCATAAGCCTTAGCATTTGTAGGGCTTATTTGAATTAACCCATAGTACCCCCATTGGTTTGCTCTTCTAACGTGTGTCCAGTTGCCTGTCTCTACCTGCATTACATCAGCTAAGAACACAGCGGGTATCCCTAATTCATCAGCTAAATTAGCCAACTCTTTACGGAACTCAGGGTCATCTTTAAGAACTTTATAACCATAGTCTTCATCCGGGTTATTTTTACCAGCACCATAGTCCGCTGAGTTGGTACTAAGGAACCCGTTTGTACTAACTACACTAGGCTTGTATCCACTAGACATAGTAGCTGTTTCGGACTGTGTAGCTTCTCTAACTGTGTTTGTTTTCAAGTCCAAAATTCTACCGTTTGAAAGTAGGTAAGTGTCTTTGGTTAGCTTGAATATATTGTTAGATGACTGTCCTTGTCTGTTTCTATTATTTGGCGGGTAGTAAGCACCAGTCTTTGTTTGTAGGTACTGTTCGGCAGATGTAGTATTAGGAGATAACATACCGTTTTGAAACACAGGGTTAGAACCCCATGTAACTATAGAGAAACTAGAAGGGGACTGCTCTTTAGCTAGAAGCTGTTGGTATAGTGTCCCTTCTGGAACATACGTTGTTTGTTGTCTGTCCCCAATAAGACCTAAGTGAATGTGAGGGGCTACTGCTGTCCCTGAAATGCCTAGTTGAGTCTCAGTTGTTACTCTCTCTCCTGGTTTAAGACCAGATAAACCTCCTAAGTGAGTCAGATAGACCATATTGTACGTTTTACCATTGTAGTCAATAGGCTTGTCTAGCTTAATTAGAACTGAGTATTGAGGCTGATGACCAGGTTGACTTCTCATTGAGTCTTCCGTGATACGGGTATGTCCCGCCTCTGAGTACACGATACTCCCAGACACAGGGGAAAACACTGGAGTCCCTTCTGGAACCATAATATCTACCCCTCTGTGGTCACGGTACTTATTCTCTTGCCCCTCTTGAGTAGCATAGTCTTGGTCTAGAGTTATTTTTCCTATGTCTCTAATTGGGTTTTTTAGGAAGTCACCTAGTGGTTTAGGTTTACCAGAACCACTACCTACTTTACCTAGAGGAGAGTTTGCTGTAACATTGTCTCCTACTTTTCTGTACTGGTTCACAATACCTACGTACCCTTCGTAAACCCCATTGTGTGTTTTTACTATGGTTACAGGCTTTCCATTCTGTGTCCCGATATAAACTACCTTTCCATCAGACAGAGCATGAACGTTCTGTTTACCAGTAACGTCAAACGTCACAGCATTAGGTATCCCAAAGGAAGTGTCTGGGGTAGAGGCTATCTGATGGTTACTACCTTTGAAGGGGGTTACAATACCGTTTCGTCTTTCATATTCTCCGTTAGATAAAGGGTAGCTACGATTAGGAGTGTCGGTCGTACTACCCCCCGAAGGGTTTCTTGGTGCCTCCGCAGGTCTAACTGTCTGGAACTGTTTAAGGAAGTGCTTGTAGGAGTCCACTAATTGTGTGGACTGCCTAGTAAACTCTCTTAGAAGATAGGTATTAAGCTTGTTATCAATTTCCTCGTGTCCTTGTCTAGGGGTTGTCCGAGTGTTTTTATAACTCTGCTGTATCTGTTTCAGGGCTTCATCGGGGTTGACCCCTTGAGCCAACGTCCTCTCTAACTGGTTTAGGTGAGAGTCCACTTTATCCAGTCCACTGTAAGCCTCAGCTATCCGTAGTTCTTTAGGGAAATTATTCATTACCCTCACAGTAGCCGGTACTTCTTCCCCTTTATCATCGTACCTACCTGTTCTAGCTCGTCTAGAGGCGTTGTTTACTGCCCGGTTTCTGATACTTTGAGCATCTCTAGGCTCGGTAATGGTTACTCCCGGTGTTCTGTTCGGGTTCGTGTTTAGTCTTCCTACACCCTCTTGGTCAGCCTTAGCTTGAACACCAGCCGCCCGTACCTGTAACTCCTCTAGGTAGCCCTTATTTGCTGGGTTAGTAACATCTAACCCGAAACTCATCCACTTACTCTGTAATTCTACCTGTTGAGACTTGAGGGCATCCATCTGCTTAAGGATACTCTCTCTCTCTTCTTTTAAGGCTGTCGGTGATGGAGAACCCGATACATCTACGAAACCACCACCAGTGCCTAACTCAGGATTCGGGGGAACTAATGTTCTTCGCTGTCCTAGAGTTTCAGGCTCTACCTTCGGGGTTAAGGCATAAGCCTTCTGTTCTAATGCTAGGAGTTGCTTTCCTAGGTCTGTGTAGCTCTGTCTATCCGCAGCAAAGCTATCAGCTAACTCAGGGATGTTCTGTAAGTGAACTGGGTACTGGTTTCTATTATTTTTAATATGGGCTACATAGGCTAGAGTACCGGGGTCACGGTTAACGAAGGAGTATAAGACAGACCCTGTAGATGCGCCTATAGCGGACTTACCCATAATAGAGTTCGGGTCAATAGGGCTATCGTTGGAATTAAGCAGTGCTTCTAGGTTTTTAGCTTGCTCTAGCTGTGTTATCTGCCGCTCCGTAATTTTAGAGGGGGTAACTTCAAGTCTATCAACGTAGGAAGGAATACCTAAACCTATCCCCTTCTGTTCAATTAGAGTAGCTACTTCTGCCTGAGTAAACGGTTGTCCAGTATTGGGGTTAACTACTTGTTGTTGTTGAGCTAACCACATCCCTTGGGCGTACTCAGATAGTTCCTTGTACTTACCGGCTGTACTAAAGCTAGACGCACGTGACCCGTACATCTTCTCTAGTCTGGTGGCTAAGTCAGCATAGATGGGGTTAACCACCTTCATCATGTAGGTAGCGTCCATAGGTTTCCCCGTACGCTCTTCTACAGACTTTTTCCAGGCAGCTACTCCTTCTTCTAGTTTGGCTACAGCGGCATTAGGGTCAACTCCATTCTCAATATCTGCAAATGCAGCGGCACCGTAGTTAATACGGATGTACGCTATGTCAGTGTCAACTTGCTGGGCTTCATACTCTTTTTGTTGCTGAACAGCCTGAGTTGTTTGGTTCTGTTGAATGTCCCCAAAGTGACTCCTGTAGTATGTTCTAACCTGTACCTGGTCTTCTGGGGTTAGACCTTTAAACACATCTGACTGGAACAAGGCTTCTAGTTGAGTTTGTGCTTTATTCACGCCCTCAGTGTACCCGTAGTCTCTAATAAAGCCTTGTGTTTGGGTCACCATCTGGTCAATGGTTCCAATTAGTGCTGCCTTAGTAGCCTCAGACTGTTGTTTAGCCGCCTCTATCTCAGCTTTTTGTTGTGCTGCTGCCTGTCTAGCTTCTGCATCTTGTTGACTTGCTGCATACGCTCGTTCGGCTTGTGTAGCTTTAAGGTCTAGTTCCTTACCTACAAGGTCAGCTTCCTGAAAACTACTATAAGCCTCTAGTAATGTTTTACTAATATCGGCTAATGCAGACCCTATACCACCAGACGCACCATTCTTCTCAGCCTCCAATTGGGCTTTTTTCATTCTGTAGTTATAGTCTGCTGAACGAGCCTCGTCGTTGGCTTGTATAGTCTGCATTACATTGGCGTACCCAGTCATTACATTAGACTGAATACTCTCTAGGTGCTTACCGACGTTTTGACTTAGAGAAGCTGGGTCTGGGAGAGACACCGTATGCAACTGCTTCTCCGGGTCTAGTAAGCTACCTATATTTCTACTACTCGCCATGCTGTTTTATCTCCTACTGTGCTGTTTACCAACTACCTGATGTGCCTGAGTTCCAAGTACCGGAAGATGTACCGGAGACACCAGAACTTCCTAAATTACTCATTCTGTTTAAGTAGTTGTTTTGGGACTGGTAGCCTTGGTTTCTACTAAAGAGACTTGCCAGACTGCCGAATAGACTATTAAAACCACCACCCCAGTTAGTACCACCACCTGTACCACTAGATAGCATTCCAGTTTGAATGCCTGACAGAGCCTGGGATAGGGCAGCCCTCTGTTGAGCTAAGTACGATGCTTGTTGTAAGTCAGTAGCGGACATTGTACTTAGTCTATTCTGCTCTGCTGCGTACTTACCCAACTCATAGTTCTTTTGAGTTAACTGACTTCCGTAGTTCACATCTGACTGTGCTTGTAGGTACTCAGCATAGGCTTGTTGGTTAGCGGAGTTAAGGGCATCATAGTCTTGCTGTCTCATAATGTTAGAGTAGCCAGCGTCTGCATTATACGCACCAGTGGCTACGTCCATATTGTACTGGTCACTTGTGTTCTGGAGGTCATACATAGACCGACCTGTTCTGTTAGCTAGGTCATACTGACTTGCTGCATTTTCATTAGATAAGTTATACATAGAAGCGTCTAAGTTACTACCTAAGTTGTACATAGAAGCATCTAAGTTTCTGCTTAAGTTGTACGCAGAAGTGTCCCGTGTATTTTCTAAGTTATAGTTAGATGTGTCGTACGCATTCTCTAAGTTGTACATGGACAGACCATAGTCACGACTTATCTGGTTTCTGGTGTTTACAAAGTCAACGTTCTGTAGTTTGGAGATGGAGTTATTAATGCCCCCTTGAACAAATGGAACAGTTAGATATGAGAAACTCTCGGCTAAAGATGTGAGCTTCTGTTCAGCGGACAGTTGTGACAGAGCAACAGCCCGGCTAACCTCATCTAGCTTACTATCAGAGAGTATAGCTTGTCTCTTTGTAATTAGACCAGCTTTAGATGCCCTAACAGAAGCTAATGCGGAACCGGTAGAGGCATCTATTAGACCACGAGACACAGCATTCTGAATAGACGCTTGTTGGTTAGCTTCCTGTATTTCGTTAATTTTCTGGTCATTTAAAGCACTAATACTATCCGAGCTAGAACTACCTCCCATTATCATCCGTTTAGAAGCCTCAGATAAGGCTTGCTCACTAGATTCACTCAGGGAGTTTAAGTCACTACTCAGAGACATGAGAGTTTGTGCAACTTGAGCAGACCCTGACTGTTGTGCATCTAGACCACTCTGAGTTAATTGTGTCTCTGCTTGGTCTAGTTCCCCAGACTGTCTCTCAAGTTCTACAAGTTTCTGTGTCCTGCCTAACTGAGAGTTTCCAGCAGCCGCAGTCATACCTAATGCTCTGCTCTGTTCCCCCATGTCAAACTGTTGTTTACCGACAGCTTGGTTAAACTGGGACTCCTGTAGGGTCTGGTTGTATGCCGCTTCACCTTGTTGTCTGGTGAACTCTCTTTCTTTCTCAGCATTATCTAAACCTAACGCTCTCCCCTGTACGGAGGTACTTAAATTTAAGGCTCTCTGTTGTTGGGTAGTATTGTAGTCTAGTTCTTTTTGCTGCTGGTTGGCATTATACTGTAAGTCTCTTTGTTGTTGGTTAGCGTTGTATTCTAGTTCTCTTTGTTGGTTCCCATAGTTAAGTCCTTGTGTTCTAGCCTGTTCCTCAGCAAGTAACTGAATAGACCTAGCGTCCATCCCTGTCTGCGTCCCGTACATTTGGGATGTGTAAGCTTGCTGCTTCTGGTAGTCCTCGTACTGGTTTTTTACGTTATACAGGTATTCTTGGTTCTGTAGGGCTGCCTGGGTATTATTATAGTTATAATTGGCTAAAAGCCCCTGTTGTTCTATCTGTACCTCTTGCTGCTGCCTCATTAGGTCTAACTGAGACAGTTCGGAGTCGAAATTAGCATTAGCGAAGTTCTTGGCTGTCTCCATCATCTGGAGAGTTAAAGCCTCCTTCTGCTTCTGTCTCTCCTCTAGGTAGGCTACTTGGTCAAGACTTACTTGCTGCATAGCGTTAGTATTATAGGAAGTACCCCCACTAAAGCTAGATGCAGTGGAGGCAGCAGAGCCTAAAGCCCCAAATACTACTGGTAAAGCACCCATGACATTTTATCTCCTAGTTCTCTGTATAGTCGGACATTAGGCTGCGTGTTACTTAAAACAAACACAAAGACAGCATAAATTAACTCTAGCATTAGTTTTCTTCCTCCTTCTTATCCTTATTTAGGATATACTGTATTTTTCTGTGTAGATTCTCAAGCTCTCTCTCACATGGTTCAGATATATCCCCGTAAATAGGGATGTCCTTTATCTCTGCTTCACAGTCATCTGATAGGGCTAATCCTTTCTTCCCTTGTCCTACATTTAGTAGGGTGTCTGATACGGGTAGCCCCAGTGCTGTACCTACAATGAAAAGTATAACAGCTATCCACGAACTAACTCTCTGTAGTTTTTCTCCCATCTTAGTACAAGTCCTGCCAGCTTCTGTGTTTACTGCCTACCCTCCTAGATATTAACTGATACCCTATAAGCTCAAATTCGTGGTATCCGTAAGAAAACACACAAATTTGTGCTGAATGGTTAACACCAAGAAAAGGTAAGACTATCCTACTCGTTGTGTCTCTCCGTATTTTAGGTAAGGTTAGCGAACCATAGGTATCTACGTTAGTCGCATTGTCGTACACGAGGTACTGTGTAGATGCGTGTGAACCATCAAAAATTAGTGACAAGTTAGCGTCGTATGTGGTCTTGTACTTATCCACAATTGTAGAGGCGGCTTGGCTTGCAGCAGTGTTTAAGTCAGAATGAATGAACTGAGAGTTGTCAGGGTTCCTAAAATGTAGAATACAGTGGGAGTACCGTTTACTATGGTTATCCTGTCTAACCCCGGACATATACGCACGGGTTATTACTGCTGACCTTACCCATACAGGGAACCCAGAACCTAGTAAAACCTTTGAAGCAGCATTAATACCAGATATACCAGAGTTCCAGTCCATCCACACGTTGTCCACGTTAGCGTACACAGGGTAAAGAGAGGTTCTAGGGTCTATTGGTCTTGCCTCTTGAGTACCACCGTTTAAAGTGGAAACAGAGTCAACTACATCGTAAATGTCTATTGTTCTTAGGACATTGGTAGAGTTTACTGTTCTAAGGTCATAATTGTAGAACTGTTGGGAAGCATTATAGGGTAGAGCAGCAACAAAACTGGGTATTGGTGAAATAGACGAGTACGACGTTGCGCCGGTCTTACTTACCACAAAGTCTAACTTAGCGTACTTAGAGAACTCTACAAGTAAGTGTGTACTACCGGCTGTCCCTAGAAGTAAGTTAGTGCTGGTTATAAAGTCAACGAACACTCTACCCGATGGGAGACACAGACCCATGGTAGAGAACCAGAAACCATTAGACGTAGCATACTCAGACCATGCTCGTAGTCTCATATCAAAAGTAAGTAGCCTCGTAGCTACGTTTGAGCCTTGAGTGCATATACCGACGTAAAGCACTTGGTCTTTATCAACGGTTATCCAATGGTTGCTTGTAGCCTCTAGGCTCATATCATTGAATATCCGTTTAATCTTACTAGATAAAGGGATAGGTGTGTATCTTCCCGTTGTATCTGTAGATGGAACTAGAAGGTATAAACCAGACTTAGATAGAAACACTATACCCGCTTCTGTGGTTGCTACGGTGTTCTGATTAAAACTCCCGATGTCCAGTAACTTTGAAGTTACGTAGCTTGTTGGAGTTACATACCCTGAGTTCTCCGTTGACGTTACTATATGGACGCTTCTATTTGTGAACACTAGAAGAGTATTTTCCGCAGGTAGTAAAGCTGTTATGTACTCTCCACTATCGGTGCTTATCTGTACCTGTAGAGGGTTGAACGCTAAGTTGGGGTCACTGTACCACGTTTGGAAGTTACGGTTTGAAGCAAGCAAGTTACCTCCTACATCCCACTCATACTCATAACTTGAGTTAGAGAAGGCAAGTAAGTTAGGGTATTTAGAGAACCCCGATAAAACTATTCTGTTTTGGAAGTAAGATACTAGCCTTCCGAAGTCTCTAGTGGCGGTATCATCAGAGAATGTTGAAAACTCATAAAGACCACCTACAGGTACTTTAGACTTGTTTCTAAACCTAACTTTCCCGTGGTCAGTATAACCAGTTCCCCCAGTACCTGCATCATCTACTGTGTTCTCATCTCCAATGTAAGAGTGAGACACAAAAGAAATGTAGTTTGAGAGGGAACCATACCCAGATGGTAAGCCCAACGGATATGACCCTGTAAAAGCCCAATAGTTATAGTCCGTGGTGTTTGCCTTAGCTGGTGTGAACCACAAAGCATCTACAGAAGCAGCGTAACTTTTTGTACCTGTAAGCCAGCTGGTAGGGTTGGGTCTATCTGGTGTTTGGGGGATGGTGTAGCCATCAGCATAACTGGTTAGTAATGCTAGGTTTACTTCTTCACTTGTGTAGGGGTTAAAAGTACACCTTACATCCCTGGAGTCCATTAGACCAGCGTTGTTGTGTAACCAATTTCGGTAGTGCCTGTGAAGATAGAAAGTATTAGACGACAGCGAAGACAAGTCTCTTGGAATAACATAGGTATCACCAACTGGGAACCATTTTTCCTCTATAGGGTCAGTAATAGTCTCTGTGTATATCTGAGTTTCGGATACTGTAAAGATGCACTCAGTAGCACCAACGCCAGTATCTGGAAATTGGCTAAAAGGGGCGAACCATTGTTGAGTGGCTTCGGTATCGTTAGTTCTTGATAAGGAGAAAGGACTGTACCTAAACGCCCCAGAAACCCCGGCGTTAAGTCGTCTATCCTCAGCAGCATTTCTACCCTGTTCATCTGGAACCAGTATAGCGTAAGAATCAGGAGAGAGTAGGAGAGGTTGAGTTGCTTGACTTGCATCTATCATAATGCTCTCAGTCCACATTACCCAGCCGAACCGGAGAACGGTGTATGAGCCAGCAGGTAGATTACCATAAGCACCCGTTGACATGACAGACCTAAAACCACTAGAGAACGTAACTGTGTTCGTGGTTGTTGACTTAGTGTTCGCTCTATACACTACCCAGTTCTCTTCATCTGTAACATAGTTAGGTATAAATAGGATGGTTTCTACATCTACAGTATTAGACCTACCCGCATCCAGTAGTAAAAAGGTGGGTATTTCAGCAAAGGGTTTGTCTTCTATAGCTACACTTGATGTAGGTGAAGACACAGTTATAGTTTTAGTATAGACTACACACTCAACTACTGTATTGTTTCCCGTAGCTATAAGCACTCTAGGTATAGCGGAAGGCACTACAGTAAAACTAGGTTTTAAAGTAGCATCTGCTGTCCATACGTCTTCAAAAACTAGACGTGGATATGTTAGGTTATTTCTACCCATCTTCTCATGGAAACACACAAGCTCACAGAGTAAGTCTCTACCAGCCTTACCTACTATAATTGTGTGTCCATTAGATATATTTAGACTTACTAAACCATTACCTTTAGGGGCAGCGGCAGTATTACTATACAGAGACTCATCTCTAATTATAGTTCCGGGACGCTTAGTTAGAGTACCTGCTGGGCTTATCTGAATATTTAACATATCAGGGGAGTCTCCAGTAGGCATACCCATAGGGTTAGACTCTGTGTTTAGTCCCCCGATAACTGTAGTCACTAAGTCACCATTATCAGACTCACTAGCAGGGTTGACTAGACCATAATAGTCATTTGTGTTATTACCTGCGACCATAGTTAATACCTCTATTTCTAGTTCTGTTGTTCCGGTACATTGTGTACCCTGTGTCTCCTATTTGGTTGTTGTTTCTGCTTATATCTTTAAAGAGGTTAGTGTATCTCATCATTAGGCTCTGAAACATAGTGCTGTCCTGAATGTGAGACATGGATAGATTAGCTGCTGCTTTCAACTCTAAGAGGTCTGTAAAGAAGTCAGGAGTTGACCAGTTGGTACTATCAGCTGCCGGTAAAGACGGGAACACAAACACATCAAAGATAACTTTAGCTCTCTCACCAGCACTGGTAGGGTACGGGTTGACCTTAACTTTGTGGTAGTCATCTTTAGTCCAGACACTGGGACGGTTACTCGTGTCTGAGTAAGGGTACAGGTAGAAGCTATCAAACTCTTGTGGGGTCACGTAGTCTAGAGACACAGTGGGGTAGTCAAAGGCTGTTTCTGCTGTCCCGGTAGGAGATGTGTACCAGTAAACACCAAGTATCTGATACACACTAGACGACAGGGTAGCAGTACAGGTTGTCCATGTAGAACTTGTAGCCCGTTCCCGTAAGCATTCCCATTTGGCAGCCTGACAGACCTCAGATATAGCCTGGGTTATGCACTGCTTTGTTAGGCTACCTAAGATACCTGTGGCTGTACTGGTTAAAGACCTTTCCCCAACTAGGTTTAGGACATTGTTTATAGAGGTTAGTAAAGTTCTAGACATAGTTTACATTCCCGTACTGTGAACTTGAGAGACAATTACCAGCGTAGAGGGATAGACCAACGTCACCAATGTCCCTTAGCCACCAGACAGCCTCTTGGAATGAGTGGTTCGCACTAGTAAACCTCCCAGTACCACCTATAAGTAACGACCCAAGAGCACCGGTTGGTGTGTAAACTACGTCCGTAGATAGGTGTGTAACCCCGTTAAACCTAACTCTGGTTGTGGCAGGACTACCACCTGTAGCAGACCATCCAGTGACGTAACTTGTGTTTGTCGTTGGTGCGACTCCAGTAACAAAGTTAGTTATAACGGGAGTTGCGTCGAACACTTCTGGGTCATACCCTAGATTAGGGAAGTAAACCCCAGAGACTGAACCCCCATTCGCATATACAGTTCGGAGTACGGTTGTAGGTGCTGATGCGCCAAAACATCCACTTACACAACAAATAGACATAGCTGTTGTCTCTATTGGGATAATACTAAAACGAACATAATTCCCGTTATTGGCTAGAGGAGCGGTGATAGGTCTATTGTTTATTGTAGCCACCCAGTCTCGTGTAGAACCATCCCAAATTTTATACTGTAGATTAGCGGTGAACTGTGGTATATTGTAACCATTACCTGACTGGTCATAAAAAGACACAACAAAACCATCATTTGTCGTACAATGTGCATCTACAGCAGACTTGTCTATCCAGTTACCAGAGAAGGGAATCTCAGCCTCCGCATTATCATTAGCCCGTCTAATACGCATACAGAAACCAGTGTAAGCACTTCTAAGTTTTCTTAGGGAGTATGCTGCAAATGCCCCAGTTAAACCTTCGGTGTCCAGAAGGTACTGGGCTGCCGAGTTTTGAGTTATGCCAGACTCACCAATTTTTCTCAGGGTTTTCATTGAGGAGCTTCTCCTACTTCTACTGGATATACAAACGTGTCATCGGTAAAATCAAGCTGCTCTGTAAAAACCTTACCATCAGAGGCACTGTTTAAAGCCGCATAGAGGGTTTTTAAAGTTATTGAAGGGCTATCATCCACAAGTCTAGCCAAGCCAGCATACGCAGGTCTAACTTTACTAAGAGCCACTGTATCTGCTTTACTGAGTTTGATAATTGTTTTGTCCCACATATCAGAAGGGATAAAAGCAGTCTTCTTGTCTGGTGTAGTACAAAATAGTAACTTAGTTACTCTTTCTTCTCTTGGTACACCTGATACCCAGTCCATGCACAGCATAGAGAGTTCCCGCATATCAGCAACCTCAGAGGTTACTTTCATCATAAACATAGGACACTCACCCCAAGTATCTAAACCACTGGTATTGTAAGACAGCCCCACTAACTAACCATACCTTAATGTCTAGTTCAGTAAGGTCTATCCTTAATTCGTAACTACTAGCGTAAAGCCTAAACCCAGTATCGGCATCGGGGTTACTTTCGTCTAGCGTGTAGAGGAGTATAGCCGAGCCAACGTTTTGAATAATTATCCCGTCAGCACCGGAAGGTCTGGTTAGTGTCTGAACAGAACCAGAAGTTGTGAGTTCTGAATGTGCGCCAATGGGATAAAGTCCATGCTGAAAATTACGTCTATTCATAGTAAGATGGAGAGGTGTTTATCCTCTCCGATAGGTTTACACTACGTTAATTTCTTGAACCCCTCGTAAACCGAACTCATGCACGACAATAGTGCTTGCTGCTGTGGCAAGAGTACCCGTGGTTACAACCAGTGTCTCACCCCCAGCTACGGGGAGAAGCTCTGAGTGGTAAGCACCACCAGCAGCTAACGGGGGGAGAGGAATACCAACGGTATCAGTAGCTTGAACTGCCACACTAGACCGAGTTATAGTACCCGTAGTTGAGAACATGGATACTAGAACAAAGCAGGTCTTAGCATTAAGAGTTACAGTAAAGGTGTCTGTACTGGTAGCAGCAGTATTACCTGAATTAACGATAAACGGTACAGCGGTAAAATTACTAGAGCCTAGTTGTCCAATTCGGGGTCTGTTGTTTTTTTGTCTGTTTTCGGAACCTAATAGGTTCAGTTTAGTGACTGTGATAGCAGCCATGGTTTAATTCCCTCCTTTAGCTTGAATTTCTGCTTTTAGTTTAGTGAACTCATCTGTTATGTAAGTCTTAAGTTCTGCCTCAAGATTAGCTAGTCGCTTACTAAGTTCAACTTCATTAACCCCTACTTCTACACGAACAGATGTATTAGAAGTAGGAGTGTTACTTCTGCTTCGTTGTCCTTCTCGTAACTGGAATGACTTTGGCATTCTTTTACTCCTACGTATCTACCCTACACAGCACCAGTCTCGTCAGTGTTTATGATGACTGCGTGGTCTGGACGGAACACTTTAACGTCGTAAATTTGGGTTAGTACAACGTGGTGTTCTTGGTAGTCAACAGACCACTCGTAGTCAACGGAAGGAGTTTTCTGGATAGCCATCTTACACCAGTCTTTGTGGGCTAAGATAGCTGTGTGATAGCCCGCTGTTAAAGCAGAAGCTGTAACGCTACTACCAGAACGTAACTCAGGGTTCTGCGTGGGGAAGTAGGGTGCAGTGGACATACCAGGGGTGGGAGAAGCTAAACCATTCTCACCGTTGGTGTAACCAGTTGTACTGTTTAAACCAATGTTTGTGGACATCTTCATAGAGATACCCAGAGGAGAGAGAGGTTGCCCACTCTCAATAGAACCACCTTTAGTGAAGTCTTTGTTGGATAACAGGGGGTCACTAATTAAGGAAGTCCACTGTAGGGGAGACATCAGCAGAACGAGTTCATTAGTATTGATGTTATTCTGTAAAAGAATTTCGTAAGCAGATAGAATGTCTGAGAACGATAGAGGAACAGAAGAAGTTACAACGTTAGAACCACTATTAAACCCATTGATGGTTGCCCGTTCAGCTAAGACAGCATTGTCTAAGTCACGAGCTAAAGCATAACCGGCTTCACGAGTGTATTCGGCACGGAGGTTAACGTTAGCTTGAATTTCTAAGAGTTTATCAATAGCGAACGCAACGTCTTTGTACCGTCGAACTACCATAGACCAACGTTTTTCAGAGAGTGCCTGGTAGGTGACGGGGTTTCCGGGGGTCTTACTCTCCACAGCTAACCGACTGATAAAGGGCATATAAATCGTGTCCCCTTTATTACCAGCAAAGTTTATCATACTAACTAACTCTTTAGCTGCAAAGTTAGCGTCTCGGTAACGGATAACGTCTGTTGACCATACCTCTGGGATAAACACACCAGAAGTAGCATTAGTGAAGGGTGCGCCTTGAGGGGCTGAACCATATAAACCCATAATTGTCTCCTAAGAATTATCTAATGTCATTAACAACTTGCCCACGACGGAAGGCTTCCTCTAGTTGAGGCTGAATGCGAATATACTCGGCTTCCGAAAGCTTGACTACTTCACTCATTCGGTACTTAGCTGTAGCTCCCGAACGTGGCTTAACAGACCCTTGACGGATGTACTGAGGGTTCTGACGAACAGAGGCAGACTGGTTAGTAGCCTTATCTTTTGTAAGTAGGGCATATATAAGTCTAGCTCCCTCAACGTTGTCAAGTGCCTTTTTCTGAGGTGCTGGTAGTTTTTCCCAGTAACCTTTAACCTCTTGAAGGGTGGTTTGGTAGTCGTCACCCCACTCCTGTTTTAGAATATTTGTCTGCTGCTCTACTACATACTGGGCTTTAAACTGTTGTAGTTCTTGGAGAAGCCCGTAAACGTCGTGTAACCCTACACCCAGAAGTTGTTTAACCTCCTTATCTACATAAAGGAGACGTTCTCTAAGCTTCTTCTCGTCTTCGGGTTCCTCTTCTTCCTCTTCTTTTTTTGGTTCCTGTGCTGCCTCTGGGGGTGTTTCTTCTGCTGCTGGCTGCTGTCCTACGCCGAGTAAGCCTGCCAAAGCATCCACATCTACACCTAGTTTAGAGGCTATAGAGGCTAGTTCTTCTGAGGACACAGAGGATGAAGCCTCAGCGTCTGCATTGTCCTGTAAAGTTTGGGGGTCATCTACACCCATAGTGTAGCTACCGTTTAAGTACCCGTAGTCCACAGGTGCGTCTGCTGTCTGTTGTTGTAGGGTGTTATCCACCACGGACTCATTTTGGTTTTGCATATGTCTGTTGTGCTTTTAACTGTAGAAATTTCTGTAGCTCTTCTGGGTTGCTGGCTATAGCTTGGGCTACACGCTGTCCGGGTTTGCCTCCTGTAATTAAACCTTTATCCATTAGCTCATTCACCTCTGGACTAGCACCCATAGCACCCGGAGACATTTGTGGGGGCATAGGGGGCATTTGTGGAGGAGCCGACACAGGGACATCAGTAGGGAGAGGAGGGGCAGCAGCAGCAGGGGTGGCAGGTGCGGCTAAGAACTTGTGCCAATTATCTCTCCGCATAAACTTAGAGGTTAGATGTTCCGCTACTGCGTCCCAATTAACTCTACTGGACAGTTGCTCATTTTGAGACATAACGGACACGAAGTCCACAGCATTCTTAACGTCGTACTCTTTATCGGCTACATGAGAAGAACCAAGAGGGCAGACAGTGTAGCTATCCGCTAGTTCCTCTTGTCCGACTAACCAGAAGTCATAAACTATACTGGCTTTTCTAGAAGGGACACGAACTACCTCTTCATTCTCTTGGAACTGTTGAAGATGAGCGTACATCTTATTTAAAAACTTGTAGAGGGCTGTACTCTCAATATGCCCGTGAATACGGTTAAGTCTATTACCGCCAGCACTACGTTGAGCTTTAACCTCCTCTGCTGTAACCCGTTCTCCGTCACGTCCAGAGTTCACGCCTAAGTAAGCACCTACTCCAGTAGTCTTTTCTATCCTCTCGTCTAGTATCTGTTCATCCCTTACCGAGATGTTATTGGTTCTCTCAATAGGAATAGGACGGATATTGTCGGGTGTTTCTACACGGATGAGCTTACCGGGTTCACTGTACAAGTTTTCAAAGTCTATAACCCCATCGTCAACGACAGCGTACATAGGGTTAACCGTTAACTCGTCACAGTCTAGTCTATGGTTCTGTACCTCAAACATTTGATGAAGTTGACCAATGACGGGTTGTAGTAAGGACACACCATAGGGTGAGCCTTGTGTATTAACATAGGTTCCGACTATAAAAGGTTTACCATCCCAGAATGGGTTAGTTTCTATATTTAGAAGCTTGGTTCCCATAATGGTACAAACTACGTCTAGGTACACAATGTCATCTAAGTAGATGTCTCCCCAGTATTCATATAGTTCTAATGACTGGTTAGCGTTGAAGGTAGTATCTGGAATTAGACCGACCATTTCATTAATGTCTTGTTTAAACACACGGGAGACTGAAAGGTCTGTACTTGTAGCTCCTTTAACGTCCTCAACGTCTATTAAGGGGTACACACCTTCTTCTACTAACCTAATTACTTCTGCTTTAGTCTTGGTTATTCTGCGGATACAGGCACAGTCAACAGTACCAGAAAACCCACTAGAAGGGTCTAGGTAGAAGTCATAAAGGTCAATAACCTCTAAGTCAATACCGTCATAAATTACCTTCTCAATGGGTACGGTAGTAAAGGACTCCCTACCATCAGGCTGTCTTACTTTTACCTTTCTAAAGGTAGGTTTTACATCATACCTATACGGGAGAGCCATGACGGAAGTCCCTACTACACAAAGCTGACGGACAAACACATCCCACCAGTCCTCGAAGTTAGCTTGGTTTAGCTTCTTCTGAATAAGCTTTTTAACCCGTTCAAGTCTCATCAACCAGTTGTCGTCTTCACCTCCGCCGCCACCTGCATTAGGCATTTGTGGGATAAGGTCAAACCAGTCTTGAGCAGGGAATGTAGCCTGTTGAATATAGGAGTTCACCGTCTCTACAAGGTCAAAACCCTTGCCTGTGTGTATTTGGTGTCTCCAGGAGCCTTCATCAACAGACTGCCCTAAGTCTAGAGCCTGTCTTCTTAACCAAGAAGCTGACTGAGGAGTAGAGAAGTAGTGCGCCCACTCTGCTGTCCAGAGAGTCTCTACCTCTTGTCGTCTAGAAGACCAGTCCTGTAAAGTCTCGGTAACGTACCTAACGATGCACTCTTTCCGCTTTTCAACAGAGGTATTGTCTGTCTCCTCTATAAACTGTACTAAAAGGTCGTCCTTAGTCTGCTTTATCATCTTAATCCTCCGAACATTTTATTAACTGGTCTAGGGGGTGTCTTGTTTTCTGCTGACTGTCGCTTCACAGGTTTTCCTATCTCCCGTATCATCTCAATAACGTCCAGGGGGTCATCCTTCACGGTGTCTGATGGGAACAGGTTAAACATATCTATAAGTTCCTTCTGGCAACCCGTGTAGGCTGGTAGGTAAAGCCCCTTATTAAATATTAGGGGTTGTAAGCCTGCCTCTATCCTTTCCTTTTTAGACTTGTCTCTAGGGGGGTTATACTCCTTTACCATCACTTGGTGTCCCACCCTAATAGAAGCCTGTTTAATATAGGTAGAGAGGGCAAACGAGAAGGCTACTGACTCAAGGTACACAGACCAGCATTCCCACCTTTGGGCTAACTCTATGACTTGTGCCGCCCACTGCTCAGGCGACCATCTACCGAACTTAAGGTCAAATATGAGTAGTCTAGTCCAGTCAGGTGTTTCAACGATACCTCCTATACCTATAGCTGTGTAGTCACTGTTTTTATTAGCTTTACCGGCAGGGTCAATTACAAGTCTTGGGAATATACGGTGAGCCTCGTCTGTGTCTCCGAATTTGTACAACCAGTAGTTAGTATTTTTCTCTTTAAGTAGAGAACCAGGTCTAATAAACTGTACGCTGTCCCAAGTTAGAGTAATGTCCTCAGTGACTAAGACTTTATTCAGGTACTGAGCGTACCAGTGCCTATTAGACATACTTTTACGTCTTTTATTGGCTACATCATCATTCCAACGCTCTCCCCAGAGGTATCCGTCTGTGTTATCCTCACCGTTTTTATAAATGTTCTTTTCGTAGTATAACCAGCAAGAGTCGCCGGTTTTAACGTCGTCTTCTATCTCCTGATACCAGTCCCATCGGAAATAACGAGTCCCGTTAACCCCGACTTCATCTCCTACACGACACAGAAACTGTATTCTATCTTGGTACTGTTTAGCTTTACTGAGGGGTTTTAGTCTTTCATATAGTTCCTGGTCAAAGAACTCTGGGTCAACTACAGAGAATAAGTCATTTTTCCAAGTGTCTATTTTCTCCTTTTTAGCTGTGGTGTCGTAGTTGGTAAAGTCTATCATGTCGTCAATGTGAATAACGTCATAGTGGAACCCAGTAGAGGCAGACCCTGCACAACCGACACCAATAGTGGGGTCTTTAGATATAATGTCCCTTAATACCTGTATTTGGTTCTGGTTCCAGATAATTTTCTTATCTATAGCCTCTGTATTGTACGTACTTTCATCTTCGTCTGCCACGAACAGGGCATTACGAGACTGTTGACGTGCTGTAACCCCAGAAGCCTTCTCCATTAAAGGGATAAGACGAACACCAGGGTAGTGAGGTCTGTTATTCCAAATATTCTCTTGGTTCCACGGGTCAACTAGGTACTGTTGCATCTCCCGCATGATAGCCTGTCCTAGTTCCTTCCTACCCGTGCCTATAAATATTCTAATGTTTGGGTTGACGTATATTAAATGTAGATACTTGAGGATGCTTAAGGTAGTTTTTAAATGACCACGAGGGAAGATGGTACAAACCTGTTTACCTTCCCATCGTAGTTCTGAGAGTTCTTTGTGGCACTCACCGAATGCTTTAGAGCCACCATGAAAATTAATTAGGTCAGCAAATTTCCAGAGGTCTGTAATGCTCCCAATTAACTCCTGTTTAGTCGGTACTCGTCTTTCTTTAGTGACTCTAGGCATGGTTTTGTGTTGTTTCTCTAGTTTATACTTCGGCTGTGGTTAGTGCGGCAGTAGAGATAGCCCCAGCCCCTCCAGAGCTTTCCATGTAGAAGGGGAGGTTGAAAAATTCAGCAAACACAATAACCCGTGTAGCCTGTTCGGAGTCAGAGTCACTGGCGACTAGCTCGACACACTGAACAGTGGTATTCGCAGTGGGGGTAACGGTGAAGTTACCAGAACCGGAGCCGATAGCAGCACCGGTGTACGTTGTGTTACCACCACTCGCACGGGTAATGGTTCCGGTTTCAGTTTCACCAGCAACCAGGGTTCCACCGATATTATAGATAGCTGTCCATCGAACGACACAAGAAGAACCTTCTGGGACATAGATAGCCTGACTACCCTTCTCATCTTTCAGGTAGAAGTCAACGTTAGGGGAGTTATCCACGGTACCAGCAGCGTAGAACAGGCGGCTCCAATTGGTTTTAGTTGAGAACAGGGTATGGTCTTGTGACTGGAATGAAGAAAATTGGTCTGCGGGGTATTGAATAGGCATGGTTTTATTTAGGGTTTTGTTGGTTGTTTGAACTACTCAACAGTCCGGCTAGTTGTGCTAGAAGGCTGTTTACCTGCGTATTAATATCAGCACCAGAAACAGACATTAAAGGGGCATTGGTTACATTAGAAGGTACAGCAGACTGAGGAGCAAACACAGAGGGAGGTACAGCAGCCTGCGGGGTATAAACAGAAGGAGGTGCAGGGGGAGTACCACCTGGGGGTCTAGTAGGGTAAGCTACTGGAGTAGTAGGAGTGTACTGGAAATTAGTAGGGGGAGCCTGAGTGGGCATAGGAGCCGCCGGCATAGTTGTACGAGTAGGGAGTTCCTGCTTCACCCCTTGTTCTGCTGTCTTAGCTGGCTGTTGCTGCTGCTCTTTTTTCCAAGCCTGCTCCTGCTTATACCACTCATCGTACTGGTTGTAGTTAGCAGGGGATAGGTAAAAGGCTTTTGACCCAGAGTCAGCTTTCCACTGTTTTGTGTCTATGTCAGAGGAGTCACCACCTTGACCGGTAGGTACTTCACTCCACATATTTTTATCCCGGTATTCGGAATACCTCTTATACTGTTCCTGAGCCACAGGGTTTAACCTATTAAAGGTTTCTATCCAATTTGATGTCATAGTTTACACCTAAGAAACAGAACCAAAGAAGCTACCACTACTCATACCCGAAGTATTATTAGACAGCATTCTCCTACTAGAAGTTAGACGCTTTCTCTGTTCTGCCAACCTCATGTCAAGGTTCCTTTGGTCTTGTTCAGCTTTTTGTCTAGCCCCTTCCTCTATGAAGAAGCTTTGTAGCATTGAAGCTGACGAGTCAAGTTCTGCCGCTCGTAGTTCCGCAGCTTGCTTTTCTCTAGCCGCCTGCTCATCAGCAAGGACTTGGTTTGTTATGGTGTTTGCATTCTGAAAGCTGGTATTAAGGCTGTTAACCGTGTTCCCCGCACTAGCTAAACTAGACGCAGCAGCATCATTTAGCGTAGTTAAGTACCCTTGTACTTCTGTGTTACTGTTGTTAATTGACTGCCCTAGAGTCCCTGACTGGGATGGGGGGGTAGTAAAGAGTGAAGTAGTAGAGGAAGTAGCTACAGGAGCAGCAGACGACGTGGAGGGGTAATAAATAGAGGGGGTTGTGGTTAGAGAAGTAGAATTAGTAGGGGTAGCGGCAGTGGGGAGGACAGTAGCAGCAGTGGGAGCAGTAGTAGTTGTAGGAGCAGCAACGGGAGCAGTAGTAGTAGCTGGTGTGGTTGTTGTTGTTTCTGTCGCCGCTCTAGCAGCTGCTGCCTCATTATTCACTGCGCTCTGTGCAGCTAGTGCAGCTTCTTCTTCTTGTCGTTTCTTTTCCTCTGTAGATGCCCACTTCTGATAAGCAGAACGCATCCACTGGTTTTCCCAACTAGCTTCTGTGTCTAATGTACCGTCTGGGTTAAGTGGGTTCGAGGAAAAGATACTCCAAGCACTACCCCCTTCAAGCTTTTTAAGTGTCTCTGGGTCATACCCAAGCATCTGTCTGTACAGGTTAGAACTCTTTGTACTCATAGTTACTCCTGCCCTCCAGTTAGGAATTTCTGTAGGATACTAAAGTTAGCGTCAACTGGGGCATTCACAGGTCTGAATAAGGCATCTAGGTTACCTAACGACGCAGTGTTCCGATTACGACGTTCCTCGTTAAGGGTATCTATAGAGTCGAAGAACGATGTAAGGACTTTGGTATTATCCTTAAGCTGGTCTAGTTGTAGCCCACCTATCTCTGTCTGTTTTTTACCGATGCCCAGTGTAGCCTCTAGACCCTGGTTAGAAAGCTGAGTCTGCATTTCGTACAGTTGGTCTTCAAAGGCATCTGCTGACTTTTGAACGTTAAGCTTCTTTTTCTCTACGACAGCTTGTGACTTACTGGTATCTACGCTTCTAGCTCCCATTATTACTCTCCTTAGTTGTAACTCGTTTTACTTGTCTTGCCTTCTCTAAACCTTCTACTCGTTTCCGTTCTCTCTCGGCTTTCGTTCTGTGACTGAGTAGCTTCTGTTTAACTACGGGGACACGAGCCTTGTACTCAGTAATGTCTTCTACAGTTAGACCATAGAAGTCTAGTGTCTCACACACACCGTGTAGGGCTGTGTCTTTCAGTCTTTCTTTAGTTGGTGTTCTCATAGGGTACAAAAAAAAAATAGAGAGACAGTGGCTGGGTGTTCTCGTTACACCACTTGCTGCTGCTGCTCTCTACTTTCACACACAATACACACGACACACACGACCACACGGAGGTCACACTTTTATAGTTACACACGCCTTCTTCACACGCTCTAAAACACACAACTAGGGTAGTACAGCTAGTACCGGGTAAGCGGACTGTAGTATTGATAGACGAACACTAGACACAGCAAGGGTTTAGGTAAAAAGAAGACCACTAAGCCCTACCGTGCTTAGTGCCTAGCTCATCTGTTCCGGTCTTTTATACAGCAGAACAGCCTCAGCGAGCTTATCCTTATAGGTGAAGTCTAGACACTAGACACAGTAAGGGTTAGTTACATTTTTGTACGAATTGTCTTAGGCTGTTGGTGCGTGCGCGAGTTCCCCCCCTTTGTACTAGGTACGTACTGTAGTAATTAGTACCAAAGTAGTACATCGGAACGTTCTCTATTAAACACTAGGTAGTACGTTTATACCATAGTACATACTAGAGTACAGGTACACTATCTCTATAGAACACAGGCTAGTCAAGGTTTGTGCAGGTCTTTAAACACAGGCACATAGTAGTACATCGGAACTATCTCTATAACACGGGGAAAGAGGTAGTAGGGTACAAGTGTTTCTTTTTATAGGTACGAGTATCTTTTTATAGGAGAGTACACAGTGAAAGTCTTGCATTGTCTTGCATTGTCTAGCCTTGTCTTGGTTTCTATTGCTTTGTACTACACGTGGACACAGACACAGATAGTCAAGACACATAACTGATAAGTAAATATTATATAGTTCAGCTAAAGGTATAAGTGTTTCTATATACACACAGACAGACACAAAAAAAGAGTATAGAGCTTCCTTTCTCGCACATTCTATACTCTGGACTATAATTCACGAGAGGGTTTTTATACCCTTGAGTGAATGTATTGTGTCTTAACATCACTCCGAATGCTTTAGGGCATTCTCCGTTAGTAGTTCTTTTACTACACTCGAAGGTTTTAAGACCTTCTTCGTTTCTTTATTCTAAAGACTACTTACACATAAGAGACGAGGTGTCTGATGAAAAAAAGGTACGGTAAACCGAACAAACCGTACAATATCTCTGTACTAGACAACGAGAGAATAAGGGTTTCAGCCTATAAGTCTTAATATTCTCTTTATATTCTGTGTGTTGTGTGTCCCTATAGAAAGAGAAAAGGACACTTTGTAAGGTGTCCTAGTAGTTCTTCTGTTCTGGTTTTTAGTTGAGGAACCAGGTGTACTGGTTGTTGTCGTCGTTGGGTCGGAAGTCTATAACTCCTATATTCAGTAGGGCTTCTAGGACTTTAAGGAAGTCTTCGGTGTGTACTATCTCAGAGTATTGTTTGACGACTGCGTAGTCCATATTTCCTTCTAGGCTTTGTCTGAATACTTGGAATGTTTTGTTCATTGCGTAGGTGGTAGCGTTCATAGTAACCTCTGTCTTTTTCTGTGTACCTCTTTATTATATACTATTTTTCTGGTGTTGTGTTAGTACATCAGAACTATGAGGACAGTTTGTAAAGTGGCACAGTAGTTCTAATGTACCCTCTTGACATTCCACCTAACTATATGTTATAATAAAAATATTCCTTGAAAGAGATGAAGGTGTGCGTGATGCACTGGTACAGGGATTGGTACAATTTCCTCACCTTCATAGGCTTATCGTTGTTGGGTAAGCAAAGTAGTACATCAAAACTATGGACAGTTAGAAAAGTGTCACACTACCCTGCCTAAGACCAGAAATATTTGTTATATTGAAAGAGTGAGGAAAAGGAAAGGGGAACAGAGAAAAAGAAAAACAACCAACCCCTTGACAAACTCCCAAACATTAGTTATACTGAAAGAGTGAGGAAAGAAAAAAGAGGGGGTCAAAAAAAAAACAAACAACCCCTTGACAAAACAGAAAAGATAAGCTAGACTGAAAGAGTGAGGACAGAACAGACAGAGAAAGATAGACAACTGAATAACAAGCGGATAGACGCTCCTGTAGAATGAGACCTAAACACAGTAGGATGGTCATCAGGGAGACAACTGTCGTAACAACCCGCCGCACTTCGGTCGGACAGGTGTTACCCAGACTCCCAAGCTTACCCTTAACCGGCAAGCTTATCTATCTTTCTCTGTCTCTTGTGTCCTTCTTAACAAGTTTGCAACAAAGCATATCGTTTTTGGACACGCACACACATACCATAGAGGTTACTATGTTTGACTTAGATGACTTGTTCACCGATTTGTTCACCGATGAAACAACCACCCAAGAAACTGATGCGGCGTATGTACAGCCTGACTTTACTGGTGATGCTTACGGGTATGCACCTGTAGTAGAGAGTACAGAGCCTAGTGATTGGGAGGCAAGTGCGGAGGCACTAGCGGATGAACTGTTCGGGAAACGATGATGAGTTAAATTGAAACCTACCTAACTTACCCAGATAGGTAGGCTTGAGTTTAACTACTCAGTACACACACACCATAGAGGATACCATGAACGACGTTAAAAGCTTACTTAACAACGCTGAAAAACACGCTTACGTACACAACGCTCCTAACCATACTGGTTGGTTAATCCCTGTAAGCCAAGAGCTTATAGACAGTGAATGTGATGAAGATGATGTAGTTGAGTACATCGAGAAGTACATAGACGAGCCACTGTTCCTTATCGGACGCACCGAAATAGGTTGGTTTATCCAAGAGGTGGTGTGGTCTAACGTACCCTCATCGGTTAACCCAAGCTTCTCTATATGCGACAAGGCTTGGTTCAAAGATGACGAGGACGAAATAACCTGCCCGTTTAACTACTTCAATTAGACCACTAGATTGTACGGGTAAGTGTTCTAGCTTACCCGATAGAGTCTAGGCTCTACATACACGCACACACATAGAGGTTACTATGGATTACAACCTTCAAAACTTACTGAAAAAGGCTGAGGAACACGCTTACGCACACAGTGTCCCTAAGCGTACTGGTTGGTTAACTCCTATTTCCCAAGAGCTTATAGACAGTGAATGGGGAACAGAGGCAGATGTTATCGAGTACATCGAGAACTACCTAGATGAATCCCAGGTGTTTGTTGGCTGTACTGAGTTTGGATGGATTGTCCAGGAAGTGGTGTGGTCTGAGGAATCAAGACCAAATAAACCCTGTTACTCACTAGACAACGAGGACTGGTATAAAGACGGTAAGCTTATGTTAGATAGTCCATTCGACTATTTCAACTAGATTGTACGGGTAAGCTTAAGGGCTTACCTGATAGAGTCTAGGCTCTAACACACACGACCACACTGAGGTTACTATGTCTAACAGAAACACTGCTGAATACTGGTCAGAGGGTGTGCCTTCCTTTAAAGTAAAAGCAGGCACACAGAAAGCGGACATTAAAGACTGGCAAGCGGCAGGTCAGGCTGGTGTTTATAAATTCGGTGACAAAACTGAGTTTAACCTGAAATACGGTAAAAC